CTTCTGAGCTGATTCCTTCAAGCTCAATGCTGGCCCATATTTTAACTCTACATCTTTACTGTTGAAGGTCTTGAGTGTGGGTCTAAACTGACTCCACTCTGCCTTTAGAAAAATGTTAATGGGAACCATCCTATTACTTTCCCACCACCACGACTCTCCCAGCTCCAAATACAATAATTTTTGCGGGTCTGTTTTGAGTACTGCATAGTCATATATGCTGGTGATGACATCGTCAATATTCTGAATGACGCCAATGTACTCGTTTCCTCCGTAGGTCAAGTAGCTGAGAAAGGGGTATTGGTCTAATAGTTTTTGGTAATCCACATGATATTTATAACCGAAAATTTTGAAGGATTTGAATATGATATCGCAGCGCTAAATACTGGATGCAGCAGATAAATTCTTACATCTACGATAATTCCGTATTGGCACAATATGATGTAGATCCCGAGATCTTGCAAAGGAACAAAGTAGTGTACACAAACACCTTACAAATTTACAAAGGGATAGATAATATCCTTAAGATCAAGGTTCAAAACTCCGATCAAAAACCTGTTAATATCACCGGCTTCAATTTAACTTTTAACATAGTGGAAGACTATGTGTTTGCCAACGCAACCACAGTACTGAGCACCAATGTGACCATAGTAAATGCCAATGCAGGACTGGGATCAGTGACCATCTCCAGTTTAAATATGGTGCAATTGACTGCGGAACAATATAATTACAATGTAAAAATAAACAATGGATCTGCAAATATTGCAGCCTATGTAGACGACAATTATGGCGCTGCGGGACAAATAATGGTCAGTTCATCGGCTTACCCAGTAGCAGCGCCTGTGGCCCTGGACTTGGGAACTATTAATGACAGCACAGACAGTGCTATCTACGATTTTGGGAATATATAATGAGTAAAACAGTACAATGGAAACGCGGCAATACTGCACAAAATTCGACTTACATTGGTGCACAGGGTGAAATTACCGTTAATACAACTAATTATACCCTGGTAGTTCACGATGGGGTAACTGCTGGCGGCTACGGAGTAACCAGTAATGTACAGTACACCATGGGCAATATAAATCAGTGGACTGCCAATGTGTACACTGTGGCGGCGGCACTGGATCAACTGGCTGCCAGAGTGTGGGCTTTAGAAAACCCTTGATAAATAATATATAACTAGGATTTAGATATGGCATCATACACCGTCGTAACATCAACCGCAGCGAATGTAGCTGGAAACGGGAACACAATTAACAGCACCAAAGTCAAAGTAGTGGCGAATACCGCCTGTGTTTATGCTATTAATGCACCAGCAACATTGACCGCCAATGTGGGCGCAATGATCCCTGCAAATTTTCCCACATATATCAATATGACCGGAATTGGTAACAAAATTTCAGTGCTGCCTGTTGGCGGAGTCAGTACTGCTATTACTGTGACCGAATGCGGCACAGTCTATCAAAGTGCAATGAATCAAAACAGCACCACATACTTAAACCCATAATACTATGAAATCATATGAATTTATACAGGCCGCAGCCGACCTACTAAGTGCATTTGGTGGATCAAGTGCAGCACCCCAAGCAGACATCACAGCTTCCGGCAAACTGCATCAAGTTGAACCCGAGTTAGACGACAAATCAGAAACTGGTAATATTTTTGTAGCCCCGTTACAAGCCAAGTTAGAACTGTTGAAGAAAGCAGTCAATGTTGACAACATCTATGACGATCAAGGCCAAGACGAACTATCCCAAATTAAAAAACTTTCAGGTATTAATCCCGTGGTCACCGACGAAGCAGGCACCGACGAGCCGTTGGATGTTTAAGGATTAGTCAATGACTATACAAAATTTTTTTACTAGTCGAGACAACAACGCCAATTCAGCAAGTTATGTCGGCCAAACAGATCGCCTTTGGTGGGATCCTACTACCAATGCCATTTATCGAAGTGATGGCAACACCGCAGGCGGAATTCCCATAAATCTAGGATCTGGTCTTACCACAAGTTTTAATGTAATTAATGCCAATTCTGGTAATATCAACGGCGAACTTATAGTTGCTGGAAATATAAGTCCAGCAACTGTGACAAAAATTGGTGGCATCAAAGCTGGGCCCGGCGCCAATGTTTCTAACGACGGAACCTTGACCATCAACACAGCCGGCCTGGCATTTAGTTTTGGTGATTTCACTGCAAATGCCAATTTGTTGACCTTGGTCAACATAAATCAAGACATGGTATTGGCGACCAAGGGCAACGCCGAAGTGCAACTAGTGGGCAATATTGGATTTTACAAATCTAACGGGTTTCCGCCTAATGTTGCCAATCGATATTTTAGTGCATCCGACATTGGACAAATTATGATTCAAGTCACGGCTACCGATGGCTTGGGTGCGGTGGAGATAATCGGATCTCAATCAGGTAATATAATTGCGCCCGGCATTAATGGCACCATGCTGCATGTTACTGGACAACTAGATACGCCTTGTCGCTTGTACTATGACGGCAACAGTGACTATGTGAGTATGGTGGCAAGGCGATGGAATGGCAATGTTGATATTCCGACACAGGTACTGGCAAATGAAGATGTACTTCGTATTAATTCTACCGCGGCCACTGATGCTGGTGTGGGCAATGTGGCCATGGCTCAGATCCGTACCACGGCACTGGAAAATCAAACTACCACAGCTCAGGGAAGTTCGATAACATTTACAGTAACGCCTGTGGGCAGTTCTGCAGCCAGTCGAGTTGATGTTGCCAACATTACTGTGGCCAATGGAGTTACTGCCACCAAGTTTACCACGGCAGGCACTATAACTGCTACTGGCAACATCACAGCAGGTAATTTAATTGCTACTGGCGGAATCAGTGACAGCATTGGATCTGTCAGAAGTCTACCACAAAATGGCAAATCTACTAATTACACTTTACAATCCACTGACAACGGGCAAATGATCAATGTTACCAGCGGAAATATTACTGTGCCTGCCAATGTGTTTGTCAGTCCATTCGGACAAATTGTTAGTATATTCAATAATCAAAACGCATCCAACGCAATAGTACAGGGTTCCGGAGTGACAATGAGATTGGCGGGAACAGCATCCACTGGTAGTAGAACATTGGCCAGATACGGTGTGGCCACAGTGATTTGTGTAGCAGCCAATACCTTTGTTATTTCAGGTGCAGGACTAACATAATGACACAGCAGGCTCTACTTATGACGCCTGTGCCTATATTAGTAGCCAGCGTGTTAGGATCTACCGTGTCGGCCGCCGGCGTAACATCTATATCAATTCCATCCACTGCCGAAGGCGATCTCATCATAGCATTTGGCAGCAACAGAACCAACACAGCCAGTCCTACTCCTGCAGGATGGACTTCGATCGCTACTGGCATTGCTAACCCGTTTGGCACAGACAGCGACCGTAGCACAAGAATGGTCTATCAATTTACAGATGGATCAGCTCAGACTCTGACATTCGATGGCGGCAGTGCTACCGCCAGCACAGATCCTTATTCAGGATGTTTAATATTCCGCGGCGTGTCCGAAGTGGGTACAGGTGCTGGAGTTACTACTACCGCCACTGGAACAACATTGGCCATACCTACACTGACTGTAAATCGTGTGCCTGCTACTGTAGTGGCATTTAGTTTTTATGATGGTATTACAGCCGCTCCGGCGGGTTGGACTGTAACCAATGGTATGGCCTATGCTGAGTATTTGACAGCGTGGGCAGGCGGCAACTTCACACTCGGTGCTACAGCCGCTGAAATTGGCACCGTTGTAGAGATTTATTAATCAAACCAGTTGATTTCAACCAATCGTTAGTGTATACTAACTAAATGTTTAACGCTGTACAAGACTATACTTTAAGTATACTGCTACCTGGGAAGAATTTGTTTTAACTGTTGGTTGATAAATATATGTATGATGTACATCTATCTTATTACTTCTCCATCTGGTAAACATTATGTCGGCCAATCAAAAGCAAATTTCGATAAAAAGAAATATTGGTATAGCGTACTCGAACATACTGATGTCACTGACCGGAAAATAGTAAATGCTATACGGAAATATACATGGGCTAATATGAAGTTTGAGGTTATTGAAAGAAATGATAGGTGGACTAAAGAAGAATTAAATGATCGAGAAATATACTGGATTGCAAAATATAATTCAGTTAAGCTCGGTTACAATATGACAATAGGTGGTGACGGGGTAGATTCTGCATGCGCAAGAAATAATGCACTAAAGCATCATGCTAATATGACAGAAGAAAAGAAAAATCAACGAAGCAAGAATTGTAGTTCCGGACAACAGAAAAGATATCAAACTTCACCCGATTCCGCAACAACTAAACAAAGAAAAAGTGATGCGCATAAAGGCACATACCGAATAGAATCCCCTGACGGAAAAATTTGGATCACAGATATCGGTCTTAAAGATTTCGCTGAAAAATATAAAAACGAACTAAAAATAAGTTACTGGCAGTTGTTTTCTGCTTACAGAAAGTGTTACAATAATACTGTAATAGTAAGAAAAAGAAAAGATCACAACAGCTGGAAGGTAATTCGAATTGATACATGAAGTAGCCAACTATACACAGCAAATATGGACTCAAAGTCGTAAAACTAAAAAGTCTCAATCCGGGTGGCTGTCGGGCAATGCTGTTTGTTGTGTACATAATGGAGATAATCAAGATACAAGGGGCCGCGGCGGCTTGATGGTCAATGCTGATGGTGGAGTAAGTTGGCATTGTTTTAATTGTCAATTCAAAACCAGTTATCAACCTGGCAGACCATTAAGTTTTAAATTTCGTAAATTACTAAACTGGTTGGGTGCAGACCCCAATGAAGTCAAGAGATTGGTAATTGAGGCTATTCGAGTTAAAGAATTAATTCGACCCGAAGATATCCGAGCACCCGAAGAAGAAATTGTATTTGACCCGAGATCATTACCTGCAGAAGCTCAGAGCTTTTTGGCATTGGCAGAGTTTTATAAGATAGCAGAGTATCAAAGCACACCCAAGCTGTTCACTGACACAGTGCATTATGTGTTGGATAGAAAAATCGACACTGCAAAATATGATTTCTATTGGACGCCCGAAGTAGAGAACAAACTGAATCACAGAGTTATTGTGCCGTTCGTCTACAAAGGTGAGACGGTGGGATACACTGCCAGAGCTACTGTGGATGGTATTAAACCCAAGTACCATAGTAATCATCCGGCCAACTTTGTATTCAACATGGACCGTCAATTGCCCACCAGTAAGTTTGTACTAGTAGTAGAAGGACCGTTTGATGCAATGAGTGTGGATGGTGTCAGTGTACAGACCAATGAGATCAGTGAGCAGCAAGCAGAAATTATTGAAGGGTTGGGTCGAGAAGTAATTTACATACCGGACTTTGACCAACACTTAAATAAACAAGGCCGAGCAGTATGGCCCGGACTTGCAGCGGTCGAGCAAGCCATTGAATATGGTTGGTCTGTGTCGTTTCCGGTCTGGCGTGAGACTTGCAAAGATGTTAATGCAGCAGTGATTAAATATGGTAAACTATTTGTGATGAAGGCCATACTTGACGCTAAAGAATCCAACAGTTTAAAAATCAAATTGATAGCAGGCAAGATATGATAAACTTACCATATGACAATCTCGTGGCAGTTGCATATAAGGCCGGCTACTGCGGTAGTTTGATGTATATACTATTAGCACTAAGTCCAGAAGTTGCACAATATACCCCGATTAAAGAGTTGTCGTTTGCTGGCGGCACTGCTCACGAATACACTGAAAACTGGTTTAATAAGTTACACGACTATAACGACAGCTTGACTGTAAGCGAAGAAAATTGGCCGAACTACTTAACTAACAAATCCATAGATGCCTTATCTTCGAATAAATTAGTAATATTTAGATGTCATCCAAATTCAGCATATAAATTAGGCGAGTTTATTAAAAATTTACGAGTCGTATATATGACTCATGAAAATCCATATGTATGTGAGAGATGGATATACGAAAAGCAACTCAAAAAACACTTGAACTTTTTTATAAAAAAAAGCGTAGAACAAATATCTAAGCAGCCGTTCGTTAAAGAAGTTACCAATCAAATAAGTAGAAATATATTAATAAGAAATTTTAATCATACTGTAGTATCCTTTGATCAATCCAAAAGTAGACTAAAGGAAAATATATTTCAAATGCAAATAGAAAAGTTATTAAATTACGATTATAATGTCTACCTTGAAGTTTGTGAATTTTTAAAGATTACGGCAATCAACCTAGAAACATTTATTTCTATAATTAAAAAATACAACGATAAGCAATGGAAAAGATTTTAATATATTGGTTGGAAACTTATACCGGAGTTACTAACATCACCGAAGCTACTGAATTCTCTACCTTAAATTTTGATTTATTTGATGAAGCAATGACTGTAGATTTTATTCAAAAAACATTCGATAAATCTGTTAATCGAAAGATTTGGTATACTAAAGTAGGAGAATTACTAGATGACATTTCCTAATGCTCCCGATCATATGTACGAGTTGAGAAATCAAACGGTTAATAATTTTGGATACGACCAAACTACAGGAACTAGTTACAAATTCAATAGTTTGGGATATAGATCAGACATAGAGTTTTC